TTTTTTGTGCGAATGCTGAGGAACAAACGCCTAAGAGGAGTAGAAGTATTATGTGTTTCATATTGGTTTTATTTTTAGGTACAAAGTTAGTGGTTAGTGATTAGTGGTTAGTGGTTAGTGATTAGTGGTTAGTGGTTAGTGGTTAGTGGTTAGTAACCAATGACTAGTGACTAATCCTATTGCATAGGTCTATTGTTCCCCCTTCGGGGGTTAGGGGGATTATTCATTCCTTCGGGGGTTAGGGGGATTATTCACTATCCTTCGGGGGCTGGGGAGATTTTTCACTATTGAGTTCTTCTGAGGTGAAATGAAATAATTTGCTTTCCTTTTGAACATAGAGGCTCTCAGCTACATAGTAATAAGTGCCTGTATCCAAGTCCTTGACTAAGCCTACGTTTCCTATAGAGCTTCCTACAAAAAACTGCAAACATACTCTATAATGTGCTAGCTTGAGTACTTGTGCTGCATAAGTGGTTACTTCTTCTCTAAAAGAAGGATTATAAGAGGCAATTCCCTTATTATGTTTGAAAATATACTTTACAATAGGATAAAGGTCGTCAAACTGCTCTGCATCCTGAGCTAACTGCTTATCTTGCTTGAGATTTTCTGTACTTTTGATCAAGTAAAGTATTCCTTTTGCAGAGAGATGGACATAGTACTTACCCAAATCGGTATCTCTTTTTTCACGTTCAGTTTTCTCACATCCTCCTCCATAAGCAGAAAAAGTATCTACATGAAAAGATAGATAATGCCTATCTATCCTCTTATAAGTACCTTTAGTATTGACAAAACAATCCAGTCCACAAGGGGCAAAATAAGTACTATAAAAAGTCTTATCCTTAGCAAAATCTATGAGATAGCCTGCTGTTGCTTTGGTTGTCCTTTGCAGACGGTACATCTCCACGGGGTTTCTTTCTCCAAAGAGCTCAATGAGGTACCACTTGCCTACTATCTTTTTTTGTGCGAATGCTGAGGAACAAACGCCTAAGAGGAGTAGAAGTATTATGTGTTTCATATTGGTTTTATTTTTAGGCACAAAGTTAGTGATTAGTGGTTAGTGATTAGTGGTTAGTGATTAGTGGTTAGTGATTAGTGGTTAGTGACTAATCCTATTGCATTTGTTACTTGTTCCCCCTTCCGGGGTTAGGGGGATTACTCTCTATCGGGGGTTAGGGGGATTATTCACTTTTCACTATTAACTTCTTCTGAGGTGAAATGGAAATATTTGTTTTCCTTTTGAGTAGTTTCCTGCTGAGCAGTATTGTCCTTGACTACATAGAAATAAGTGCCTGTCTCCAAATCCTTAACTAAGCCTACATCTCCTGTATACCTTCCTACAGAAAACTTCAAACAGACTCTATAATGCGGCAACTTGAGTACTTGTGCTACGTAGGTGGCTACTTCTTCTTTAAAAGAAGGATTATAAGAGATATTTTCTCCATTACGTTTGAAAACATACTTTGCAATAGAATTAATATCGTTAATCTGCTCTGCATCCTGAGCTAATTGCTTATCGTGATCGAGATCTCCTGTACTTTTGATTAGGTAAAGTACCCCTTTGGATGGGAAATGAATATAGAACTTACCCAAATCGGCATCTATTCCTTCATAATTCATCTGACATCCTATTCCAGAGACAGAGAAAGAATCTACATGAAAGGATACATAATGTCTATTTATTTTTTCATAGACCCCAAGAGTAGAAGGAGAACAATCGTCCTTAGATGAGGTAAAGTAAGAAGCAATAAAAATCTTATTCTTAATAAAGTTTATTTTGTACCCTCTTTTTTCTTTGGTTTGCCTTTCTAAACGATACATATCCATAGAGATTTTTTTCCCAAAAAGTTCATAGAGATACCACTCGCCTTTTATCTTATTTTGAGCGAATGCTGAGGAATAAACGCCTAAGAGGAGTAGAACTATTATGTGTCTCATATTGTTTGATTCTATACAGCGTACAAAATTAGTAAAAATTATTGATTAGTGGTGGCTTTTCATTCTTCTCTATTCACTTTAAAAAATTCTTTGAGTTTGCCCTCTTTTTCATAGTTATAGAGTGCCTTCATCACCCAAGCGGGGGGATACTTGCCATGAGTGAGGACAAAGATATTCTTGACGGCCTTACTCACCGGATATAGCAGGGTCATCAGTTGGAGCGTGCTCTCAAAGAGTTCACCTGTTTTGGTCTCGGTTAAAGGGACTTTTAGCAATGCCAACAATATATATACTGCCGCAATAACCCCAAGCATTTGGGCGTTTTTCTTTAGCAACTCCTGCAAGGAAAAAGTACGCTGACGCAGGTGGTAGGCGACCCCAACAAACATATTGACCACAAGGGCTACTGCTAATGCCACTAGAAAAGCCTCATGCGTCTGTTGCCAAGAGTGGAAGTAGCGGTATAGGAGCATGATGGGGGCACTACGAGAGAGCGTTTGCCAAAGGTAATACAGCCTATCACGTAAGGCTATGGGCGTATCGGAATGATACAAGAGGACTAAGGGAACAAGGAAAAAAAACATAGGATGATTAGTTGATTAGTTGATTTGACGATTTGTCAATTAGCCGATTTGGCGATTTGGCGATTGGTTGATTTGGCGATTGGTCGATTTGACGATTTGGCGATTTGTCAATTTGCCAATTTGCTGATTTGCTGATTTGCCAATTTGCTCATTGACTCATTGACTCATTAAATTAGTTCTTGAATATGTGCGGTAACCTCCACTGTGGCAGCGGCTTGTCTCAAGGGCGTATGTAGGCAGGGGAGGTACGCCTTGAGGATTGCCAAGCGGCGGGCTAGGTAGGCATCGAAGATCTCACGCTTGTCCTGTACCTTGAGGGAGGCATCGAGGAAAAGGAGCTTGAGAGCAGCACCCGAAGGGGGCGACATGGAACGGACACTCTGATAGGAGATGTCGGGAGTCTGTGTAAGGGTGTAGATCATTCGTAGCAGGGTATCCATCTCCAGCTTGACCGACTCAGGGGCATTGTGCCAAGAGATATACTGCATAGAAGCATCTTTGTCCCCCTCTATAATCGCGCCAGGTTCACCCTTTTGACTCCAACCCTGTATGTGTCCTGTAACAAACAGCTTAGGAGCGGCATGGTAGTCGTTAGTCTCGGCAAAATTGGACAGTAGGTGCTCCAAACGCTCAATGAGCGGATCCACTTCTTCGGTTTCTCGGTGGGGCTGATGGGCATATACCACGGGAATCTTCCCAATAGGATTGGGCTTAGGGTATCCCTCCTCCAGTAGATATTGCCCTGATACCATGCGCCAAAGATAATGGTGGGTGGCTGTATAGGTCTCGAAATAATCCGTTAGCTCCCCCACCCCTGTTTGCGTATTTGTACTAAGGCTCTTATAAGCACGGGAGAAAGCCGTCATATCGCCCGTTTGGTCAAAATAGGGGTAAAGGGTATCCCCAAAGGCAGGCGAAAAAAGACTACAACGGAGCTTGAACTGGCAAGGAAAGCCATAGTCATAGTGGGTGGTTACCGTAGGAACAGGATACCACAGCTCGGCACATTCGCCAAAGGAGAAGGTGGCGCGGGCAATACGTCTGTTTAGGCTGTTGTCCTTCGCCTGAGTGAGGATTTTCAGGATAGCCGCATAGGCTTGTTGCTCCTGCTTGTCCTCACTAGTGCATTCATAACACACTGACTTGCCAAAGAGAAAAGCCACGGAACGCTTGATGATAAGCTGCTGCAAGGGCAGTGCAATACGAGCTACAGGCTCCATGCGTACGCCCTCAGTGGTCTGTACCTGCTTATCCCGCCTAAGCACGGGATCATTGACAGGGTGAAGCGCAGTGTGGTGTTGTGTGGCGGGGGGGGGGGGGGGGGGGGGGGGCGCGGGGCGCCCCGACTTGAGTAAAGAAATGTTTAGCATAATTAAATGAAAAATGAAAAGTGAAAGGTGAAAAGTGAAAAATGAAAAGTGAATAGTGAAAAACGAATAGTGAGAAGTGAAAAGAGAGCGGTTGAGTAAACTGTTCACTCTTCACTTTACGCTATTCACTACCTAAGTCCGAACATGGCCGCTAAATCCACTTTCTTTGGGGGTTGGCGGCATTCTACCGAGCCCGTAAGGGCATCGGGGGCATCATCATGGGCGTTGGTGCCCACACGAAGGTAACCCGTAAGATCACGGGCAAACTTCGGGAAGCGCTTCTTCCAATCCAAAGGCATCTTGATCAGTTTCTGTACCGAAGCCGAAGCAGCAAAAATCCTTGCTACCTTGTTCTGCCCCTGATGAAAAGGATAAAAGCGCGTCAGCCTATTGCCCATATCATAAGCGCGTTGTTGCAGGTTGCTTACAAACAAACCTCCGCCGTTGTTGCTTTCTATATGACAGCGTTCTACTTGGTGCTGTTGGAGCATATAGGTTAACGTCGTCTCTGTTACTTCCATAGGCTCTTTGGTGTAAAGCACGTCAATAATGTAATTACCTTCCTCTGCTTCCTTGTAGAACAAGGCGCATAGGTAGTCTGCCCCACTATCAGCAGCATCTATATATGCCACTGATTGGGAACGATAAGGTAGTTCTGTGTAACAAGTAAACTCCTCGTACATGAGTCCTTGAGAAGGTTGTGGATTCTGCTGGTACATGCTTTCAAAGACAGTTGGCGTACGCTCCTTGATTTCTAGAAGTTTAGTCAAGCTATGTCGTTCAGGCCATAGGGGTTCGCCCTCCGCTCTGGGGTCTAGCTCACTTGGTGGCTTGTTCTGTATAGCAGGAAAGCTGATGAGCATCCAACCTTGTGGGTTGTCTATGGGGTCATATACTCCTTCCTGTTCTAAGAGTCTGCCCGCTAAGTCTTCCATGTGCCAGCGGGTAAAGACCATCAGTTGTTGGCTATCGTTGTGCAGTCGTGTGGAGGCTACCGTATCGTACCAGTCGGCTACGTTCTGCCTGATGACAGGCGACCAAGCCGAAGCAGCATCTTTGTATAAGTCGTCCATGATGAGCATATCCACAGGTTCTCCAGTGAGGGAGCCGCCTACGCCTATGGTTTTAAAACTACCTTGACAACCTACTATCTCACATTCGTCAACATTGCGCGCGTAGTTACGACTGCGTTTGCCCTGTTCTTGGTAGCTTGTTTGTCCTGCAAGGAGTGTT